CTGTTTTAGGATTTGAGTCATAAGAATCTGCAATTTGATTTACAGAACTTAATCCAAATCTTAATGCATAGTGTGCAACAAGTCTTGGTTCCTGTTGCGAGTAATCAAAACAACCCCACTTCATGCCTTCTTCAGGTATAAATAAACTTCTTATTAACGGACCTGTATCTGGATCTCTTGCAGGTATTTGTTGTAGGTTTGGATTTTGATATGAAAATCTTCCAGTAATAGTACCACCATCATCAGATCTAATTTGATTTATTTCTGCATGTATTCTTCCACAGTGCTCGTGTTTTAATATTGTATCTATGAATGTAGTGTTAACCTTGTTTAATTTTCTAGCCTGTGCTATCATTTTAACTATTGGATGCGCATGATTAGAGAGGAAGTTTTTTGTAAATGAAGGTGACTGTGTTTTCTCGGTTTTATCGTAGGGCAAATTTAATTTGTCAAAAACTTTGGCAATTGATCTTGCAGCCCATATCTGAGTATCTACTCCTGTTTCTTTTTGTACTTGGTGTAGGAGTAATTCTTCTCTGGTGGATAATTCTTTTTTTAATTGATTCGCTGCTTCAACGTCTACCCGCACCCCTAGGAAACGCATATCAACCAAACAAGGAAAAAGATCTGTCTCAAGATTAAATATATCTTGCAGATCCTCTTCAACTATTTTTGTTTTTACACATTGCCAAAGTTCAAAAGTTAGTTCAGCATCTTTTTCTGCATAAGCTCCAACTTCACTTGCAGGTAGTTGCCACATGTCAGCTTTTGGATCAAGTCCTCGTGATTTAGCAGCTTCGTTAAGTGCTTTTTCATTTTTACCTTTGTTTAAAAAATGCCATGACAAAGTATTTAAAGTGTATGAAAATCTATTTTCATCTAGAAGTGAACATGCAATCATGGTATCAACCACTAAACCATTGATTTTTAAGCCTAAATTACGTATCCAACATACGTCGTACATAGCGTTGTGAAATATTTTTGTGGCTGAACAATTTAAAATATCTTTAAACCATTCTATAGTTTTATCTCGATCAGAGTTTGGACCTGTGCCATGAGCGATAGGAAAATACCAAGACCCATTTTGGACAGCCACTGAAATACCAACAACTTCTCCACGTCCTACCACTGCACCTGATCCTAATGATTTTAAATCTGTATCTCTTGTTTCTAAGTCAATAGCTATTTCATCATAGTCTCTTAAGTCAGGATATTCTGTATGCATCACCCATTCTGTTTGTGCCTGCATGTAACTTGGTAACTTCATGAATAATCCCTCTCTATTATCATCTCTAAATAATGTATGGCTTTTTTTATATCTTCTTCTTTTCCTTTGACAGAGTGTCTACAAATATATTTTATAGCGTTGCCCTCCGCAAACAAAAGTTTATTTTCATTTATAAAATGTGCTGGTTGAATTTTCATCGAACGATAATGTTTTCCGCCCACTTGTTCCTCTAAAGATTTGTATGCTGTTCCTTTAAACATATCTTTATTTGTCATAGCTTATACTCCTTTATTACTTTTTTAGCTTTTAATTTATATAGATTATTTCTCGCTCTAGAAATGCCCACATACCACACTCTATGCTCTTCATCTTGTTTGTCAATGCTTTGTTTAATTCCCTTTTGAACTTTACTGCTTTGATGCAAAGATAAAATTACATTATCTTCCTCTCCACCTTTTGCTGCATGAATTGTAGAAACAAATATTCTTGCTTTACCATTTAATTTTTCCCCTGCTGCTAACATGTTTCTAATATACAAAACTTCTTTGTGTGGAGCTGCAGTGAATACATCATACCACTCTTTGTCTTTGTTCCAAAATTTAGCGTTGGGTATGTAATCTCGTATATCATTTATTTCTGAAGCTTCTAAGCTATCTTCTGCTTTCCATTTTGTGTAAGCTACAGCGGCGTTGTATATTCCAACAATAAAACTTTTACCTTTGTTACTTTGATAATATAGATTCTTACGTCTAAGTTCTTCCATGATAGTAAGTAAATTACTTTTTGTTCTAGATAAAATTAACCAATTACCTTGTTGTAAGTTTACTTGACCTAAATTATTTATGTGTTGTGCTGATCCTTCGACAGGTCGTGGTAAATATTTTTTAAGTTTCCTGATGCCTGATATACGACTAATGGGTATTTCTGATTGTTGTTGTACAGCTTTTGATATTCTTCTTGAATGTTTTAAAATAATTTCTCTACCAGGTTCAGTGATAAATCTATTTACGTCAGCTCCAGCCCAAGCATAAATAGCCTGATCGTCATCACCAGCTAAATATAAATGTTCTGTTTTATTTTTTAATATGTCAACTAATTTCCATTGTAATGGAGATAGATCTTGTGCTTCATCTATAAATATAGCTTTTAAATTTGGTATTTTATCTTGTTTCTGTATTAATGTTTTTATTAAATCATTGAAGTCCATTATTTCATTTATTTTTTTATATTCTTTTAAAGTTATGGCTATGTTTTTTAATGGCCCCCAATCAATAACTTTTCTATCATGTTCGTTTCTGTTAAATAATTCTTTAATATCTATATCCAGGTTGATCGCTTTACCTATCATTTGAAAGTATGGGTTATTACAAGTTAGATAATGTGTTTGCTCTTCGTTATATTTATCAGAATAATTTACTCGAATGCCTAAAAGTTTTCCTATCTCTTCATAATTGTAAGGCTGCATTATTTGTTCCTCGTTCATGCTCAGAAGATGAAAACAAAACGCGTGGATAGTTTGGAAGTATGGAACTTGTTTTTCCGAAACTCCCACCCTATCCCGTGCTACTCCTGAGGCTTTTTTAGTAAAAGCAAAATATCCAATCTGGTGATATGGAGTACCAGTTCGAACGTAAGCTTTTACTCGTTGGAGTAATCTGTAAGTCTTACCTGTGCCAGGTGGACCAAAAATTTTAGTTATCTTTGCCATTTGATTTTTGAAATGTATCTACTAATTTACCTACGTAACCCATGGTTCCATAGTGTGTCGTCTCTCCATCCACAATCGCATGAAATTTAAATCCAGCTTTTTCTACTAAATCACAAAATTTAACGTCCTCACCTATCCAAATATTGTCTTTAAACTCTGTCTCCCAAAAATTATAAAGATACTTTGCTGCTGACTCTGGGATAGCGCTGTAATTTTTAATATGTAAATCAGGGTGTTTAGCCATCAATTGTTCATATACTCTTCTGTGAATCAAAGTTAAACCTGCAGGTCCTCTTTTAATTTCACAAATTCCTTTTGAATCTATGTTTATATTTTTATAATCTTTAAAGTTTACAGAATATTTTATAGAATTATCCTGCGTTTTCTTTCTGTATGGACAACAAATAAAATCTTTTTCAGCCATTATCATTCGTCCTACAATCGCTGGTTCAAAAGCTACATCAGCATCTACAAATAATTGATAATCAAAATTTGATTCTAAAAATAATGCTGTCAATACATTTCTTCCATATCCAATATACGGACATTTAAATGTATTAATCGTTGTTTTTATTTTTGCTTGTGTAAATTTATCAAACAATTTTAGTAATGATAAACATGTGTCCACGTGCATTTGATCGTAAGCTGGCAGTGATACACAAACACTTGGTATCTTTTTCGTCATACTATCTCCTTTTTATCTTCTATTTCTACTTTTTCATCGGGAGTTTCTTCCCTTTCTAATCCCTCTATTGGTAGTTTCAATACTCTAAGCTGGGGAAAAGATTCTTTGTTATCGCCTTTAGGAAATCTTTTTTTACAATCAAAGTCTCCCTTAAAATGTTGGCGAATCAAGTGAGCTGTCCTATCTCTTTTTTGAGTCCAGTCTCCTCGTTTTAATTCTTCATAAAATTTTTGAAATATAAAATAGTAATATTCCTCTTCTATTAATACTGATCCACTTTCAAAAGCAGTGTTTGTAGTAGCCTCTGGTCCGTTTACATATTCTATCAAAGCTTCTTTTAATATTTCTATAGGGTTAGTTCCTATAGGTGGTGGCATATCTTTTTTAGTTGCCCATAATCCCTCAAGTATTTTTTGAAATTCATTTTGTTTTATTATTGGTGGAAAGATACTTGTGCTATCAGCTACCAGTTTACGCATCTGTTTTACTTCGTCCATCTTACTAATATTCTTTGCATGCACCTGCACCACATCGTTGTTACCAAGTTCTACATCAAAAAAATATTCTGGCTCTGGTCTGTAAGTAATTTTAATTAAATTTGATAATTGTGGCCAGTGTGTATCTCGGTTACTTCCTATACCAAATTTTCTTTTGATACATACACCTTTTGCACAATACGCAGAGATAGGTAAATCATAACAAGTATGACCTGCTGTATCTTTCTTCCAAAATTTTATTTTGTCTTTTACTTTTTCATCACCCCATATCTCATCATACTGTATAAAATCTCTCGCTGCCTGTAATACTTTTTTATCCCAAGACTCTGGATATTTCTTTTTAGCAAACACCATGTAATTAAATAAAAATCTATCTCTTTCATCCTTTAGTTTGGTGCCTGATTCCTGTGTCTGTTTGCAGATAACCTGTAGGCATGGTGGTCCATCTTTTAAATCATCTGGTCCACCAGTAAGTTCATCATTTACTTTTTTATTTATTAAATCTTTTAGTGATTCTTTTGTTTGTAAGTTTGCTTCAACAACATTTAAAAAATCTTTATATTCAATCGCAGAACCATCAGGTGTAAGAGCTCTACGTTCTGTTGTTTTAAAATATGGTAGATTTATAAAACTACCTACAGTCTTCTCTCCGTTTTGATTTTTACCTAGTTTAGTTTGTTTAGGATATATTTCTGTCTTTGATGACAGTCCAAACAGAAACAATAAATTTTGTAATACTTCTCTGATTAGTGTTGCGGGTACTTTTTCTTTTGTAAATATATAAACATGAAGCCCACCACTCTTTGATTTGATAGGTATAACAGGTAGGTCTTTGTCTTGTATGACTTTCAAAAATTTACCAATGTTGTAATCAGAATAATCTTTTGGATCTACATCTATTGCGCCAAAAGAACATGTGCCTTCGTCATCACAGGGCTGTAACCCTATTGATACTTTTCCATCTAAATGTTTTTGATAATCTTCATCTGTTATTGCTCGATGAGCCCAGCCATAATCCCCTGGATCTATTTTTAATTTACCTGAATTTTCATCTATGTAACCGTTCTCTACATTACAAAAACCAAAGTCTCGTGTTAATCCTGTAAAATACTTTTTAAATTCTTCCATATCTTTTTTAAGGGCGGTTCCACTCTCGCTTTCCCGCCCTTCTCGCAAGTGTTACTTATATGTAACTCTGTTATACAATGTCTCCAGTATTTTTAGGCGCATCATATTTTGGTTTTGCTGCACCTTTAGATACTGTCTTTTGAAGTTGTTGTGCAACCTCATACAGTCCAGCATCTTCTTTATTACTGACATCAAGATTTCTAACTCTTGATGGTTTGTAGACATGCCAGCTTTTACTACCTGCTGTTCTAGCCACAGTTTTTAAATTATAAACTGCTGCAAAAGATGCAGGGTTGAAAGAACCTTTGTCATCTGTGAATCTAAGATTCTTAATCAGATTATTAAGTTCTCTTGCTGGAGAAAGATTAGACGATCTCATTGGAATGACAGCTGGTTTTACTTCACCATCTGTTATTGCAAGCACATAGAAGTAAGCTGTTTTTTCAACATAGTTACCATTTGGTAATCTATATCTACCATTCTTTTCTTCTTTTGCTTCAGCAGGAATCTCGATGTGAGTTCCTACAGGAGCAGAGGCACTATCACCTCGCTCTTGCCATTCTGGGTATCTAGTTTGTGCGTGAGCTATCACAACATCTAAACCTTTATCGCTTTCAATTAGCGAACCAAAACCTGATGAGTATATCATCCCTGGTTTAGCTCCCTTCACATGTTTAGCGTCTCGCTCGTTACACTCCGGAGATAGTTGATGAAGAATTTTTAAGATCGGTGTCGATACATCGTCCGACTTAATTTCTTCAGCTCCTTTACCAGAATCTGCTCTGAGATTTATATTAGCTAGTGCACCTGCACTATTTCTTTTTGCTACTTGACTATCCATATATCCTCCTATTGATTTGTTAGTCTATTGTTTTGGTTTATTTTTAATTTGCGTTTGATTTTTCTCAAACGTATTAA